AGAATACCCTCAACATCCAAGCCGCAGTTTTCTAAAAGATTGAGAAGTGCTAAAGCACGAGGCAACTTTCGACATACTTGTGCCTTAAAAATATCCTCTGGTTTCATCCCCTCAAGTTTAGTGTTACGAACCTCTAACAAAAATGCTTCACGTTCTCTGCACTCTTGAGTTGTCATGTTGCCTCTATGCACTGTTGTATTAACACGAACTCTTCTTTTACCAGCGAGTCCAGCCATAATCATTCTGCGTAAACCATCCCACACAAAAATGTCACCGCCAGGGCGCTCTGCTACATCCATTGAACCGGCAATATCATCGTCAAATTCGCCTAATTCCAAAAGTTTGTTTATAAGTTTTCTTAAACGAATTTTGCGCTGATAGTTCATATCAACATTTGCTTTTTCGAGATAAAGCCCATCGTTGCCATCATAATCTGGAGATGGTGCAATCCTGCTCAAAGTCTTTTCTTGAAAATTGGAAATTTGTAAAATCGTATCTACGATTTCTTGGACACTTACTTTATCTCCTGTGAGATTTGCGAGTGCGCCCGCCACTTCGTTCATTTTTGTTGAACTACTAATACTAGTCATATTTTACCTTTCTACCTCGCTAATTGTAGGTTTGTTAGTATAGCATCACAATGAATTTCATTGTTTTGATGCTAATAAAGATTTCGTTATCCTTACATAGATCATTTAGTCAAAAAGAGCTATAAATGTATACCCCTGTTTAACAATAATTTACTTTTATCGTCAGACGCTTTCCTTCCTTTCCGACAAGACTACCCGCATAGGTCTTTACCTTGTCTTCGTTGAGATACAGTTCCTTCTTACCATACGTCGTTGCATAGTAGTTCTCAGAAGTGCTATTCTTCCAGTCCTTTTCCTCAAGGGGGATACCGGCAATGTAGAATGAGGGCACATTATCCTCATCAAGAGTATAGGTTACAAAGATATAATAGCCAGGACGCTTGGAGAACGTGCCTCCACGCCAACTAGTCCCTGCCGAGGTCTTAATTTCAACTGCTTCACCATTATACCGAATATCAGGCTCATGGTCCACCTTCGGTGCAACCGCACCTTCGATGTTACGTTCGATGGCAGTCTCAAGCAATCCAGAGATATCTTCAGAGATATTCTTTGGAGACTTATTCAGACCAAAATCCTTGTAAGTGTCTAGCAACTTCTTGGTGTTCTCACGCAATGAGGCAAGAACTGCTTCGTTGATGATATCCATGATGTAACTCTTTTGAATTCAACTTACTGTTTGATCTAACCACACTATGCGACTATTGTCAAGCACTTTCTTTCCAATTTTGTACAAATCTCATGCGATAGTTGTCAACCTTTGGCATCTTACTCAAGTCTACACCCTCTTTCAATATCGGCTCTTGTGTGAAGCCAGAATAGTCCACATGATGATGCCAACGATTATACTTCCAAGACAGCTTGGCAACGTCAGGATGCATGTCTACAAGCATCTGTGACTTGTTCAGCGTCCCAAGCGGATTGTAGTGTTCCTTGTTGATATGCTCCGCATTTTCCTTGTGATAAAACTCTTCTGTATTACCACCCTTGACGGTCTGTGTGGCAATCTTGCCTTGCAGAAATGCATTGAACACCAAAGTACAATCTCCATCCTTGAGAACTCGCAAGCATATATCAGTGTCCTCATTATACCGACCACGCCATCTGTGACGACAATCATTGTCAATCAAGAGACAAGAATATACCCGTGTGTTCCATACGATAGGTGGCCGCTTCTCATTTGATGGTATGAAGAACCTATAGCGCAAACCGGCAATCTTTATGTTTTCATACCTATCCACAAAGTCCTCTGGCACACGAAACACAACACCACTCTCTACACGAATGCGATAGTTTTTGTGCAGACGATAGAAGTCATCAATGTTGTCGTCTAGAACCCAGTGACGTTTGGCACCCTGTGAGATGGAGTGTTCCCAGACCCAGTTTCTTGCTCTGCCAGGACCATCACCATGATTGCTGAACGGCAATACTAGTAACTTGCTCTCACCTACCTCGGCAGCATAATCATCATAGTCTTGTGGCTCAACAGCGATTTGATATGGAACACCCATGCGGTCAAGTGACTTACGAGTTGTGCCAGTCTTTGCCCTACCCTTGGATACGATATATACAGGATACTTTGGATTAATCATCTACAACCCACCTCAATAAACGATTTGGCAATCTGTCATCTTTAGGATAGAATATGCTTTTAGTTTTCAGCGTAAGCTTCTGTTCTATCAGCTTCTGAAACTTGTCATAGTCCTCTTTTGTCTTGAACTTTACTAGCAGTTCCTTGTAGTTTGGATCATCCTCTTGTTCAAACTCTGGCATACCCACCCAGTGTTTTTCCCAAGGCTCTTCATCTCCCTCACCAAGAAACTCGTTCAGTGTCCCTCTCTTCTCAACTTCCGCTTTTTTACCAACGAAATTATCATAATCATCCGACATGCTATCTCCTATCCAAAAAAGTCTTCTAGTGTTCCTTGTCGCCCATCACTACCATCAATGCTCCAGTTTATCTTGTCTGTTATGAAGCGTAATGGCTCAATGAAACTTTTGGTCCACTGTTGGGGTCTATCAATCAGTTCTTCCACGCCAAACTCTGTTGGAAAGGAAGTCATGAATGATAGTGCGCTCGACTGATACTTATTAGGCTCTCTGAGGGCAATAAACTTTATCTTGTCTCCTTCAGCAATGTAAGGATACTTGCCAGATAGGTTGTGCTTTTCGACAAGGTGGTTCATAAGTATTGCTCCCTTGGTGTGTATGGGGGCACCTTTCTTGAAGAAGCCATACTCCACAGTCTCACCACTCATCAGGTCCATCGTCCTCTTTGACTTTGCGCTATACTTCTCTATGCCATTGCAACTTCTAGGATATGCAATATCCTCTGGTGGCAGGTTCATGAACTCCTCTCTGAACTCTTGTATAAACGCATTTAGTGCTTTCTCGTCACCACTCATGATAATCTTGAGAGCTTGTTTGATTTTCTCTCGACACGGTGCGGGTGTGCTTGACTTGACTGCCTCGATACCCATAATCTTGAGTTGAGGTTCTTTGAACCGCACACCTTCCATGTCATGCACATTGAGAATGTAGCGTTTCTTGGCAGTCCAGATACCTTTATCAGCGATTGCTTCTCTGGCCATCTGCATCTTCTGGTCATATGCATTCATACTCTTAGCAAGAGCTTGATAACTTTCGCCAATAAAAGGTTCCAACTTCTCTTTTGCAAGACGGTCCAAGAAATTGACAACTTCCTCATCTGTTCTTCCCGATTTAAACACCTTGTCAACCAGAACGTCAAAAGTGATATACACCGAGTCTGTATCGCTTGCAATGACGTAATCAACTTTATCAGTCTTAAGAATCTTGTTGAGATATATGTTGATAGCTTTTTCAATCCACCGTATAGATAGCTGACCAGCCGTTGTAATTGCTGTAGCGACCAAGATATCAAAATAACGAAAGTAGTTATTACCAATTGCGCCATAAGCGGAATTAAGAGAAATCTTCTTCGCCATTTGGATGTTGTCGTAGCGAGATATACGTTTGAGTATTGCGGGGTCACCAGTGTCTTCAAACTCTTGTTTAGCTTCGAGCAGAAGCTTTTTATATTTGACACGATCATTGTACACGTTCTCCATTATCTCTGGCAGAAAACCCTTGATATCTCTACGAAACAGTGCGCCGTTTGGAGTCATGCAATAATCTCTGTTCGTCTCAACCTTACCATCAAGGATTTTATCCACCATGCCATGTTTCATCTCGCAGCCAGCAACCAGAGTTTCTGGTGATATATTATATTGCATAATAAGGTGCGGATACAGGCTATTCAAGTCAAATGACATGACCCACTTGTGCATGCCGACTTGAGGTTCCTTGACATAAGCACCCTCAAACTGTTCTACCTTTTCCTGTTCCTTCTTCTGTGGAATTACAATCTTCTTTTTGCGGAGATGATTATATATCACATTGTCCCAGTAACGAACTTGACCCAGAACATCAGTGAAGTTTACCTTGCCATCATACGCCATCGTCAGACATAACTCAATCAGACGCATCTTGTCCTCTAGTTTATCGACCAGTTCAACGTCTGTAATATTATATTCGATAAACGACTGATAGTCTTTCTGATACCACTCTTTGAACGTGTCGAATGGATTGCCATCCTTCCGCTCACCTAGTTCTACAAATGCAATGTGGTCCAAGGTGTAACGCTCTTGATTGGTGTATGTAAACTTACGATACAAGTCAAAGAAGTCTAGTGAGGACACACCCTGTATATTATACACTTGGTGCCTACGTCCCATCTGATAAACTTCTCTATCAAACACATTGTTCCAAGGTGACAACTTATTTACAAAGTCCTCACCAAACAGATTTTTGATGCGATTGCAGATGTAGGGAATATCGAAAAACTCTGTGTTCCAGCCGGTGATAACATCTGGATACATCATAGACCATGTGTCAAGAAACTTGATGAGCAAGTCATCTTCGTTCTTACACAAGCGATAGTCAACATCATCACGATAGTTCTGAAACTCATGCAACCCCCAGACAATAATCCTCTTATTCTGGTGGTTCTTCATGGTGATGGATAGTAGTGGCTCTGCGGCATCCTTTGGGTCAGGAAAGCCATTCTCACACTCTACCTCAATGTCAATGGTCACAATCAGTATCTGGTCTTTGTCCCACGGCACATCATTTGGATATTCATCACTAATGTAGCAGTATGGATATTGGGTATTGCCAAACAGAATATCTTGATTGCTTCTTTGTTCAGTCCAAGCTTTGGCTTCCTTTATGGAGTCAAAGTTCTTGGGTAGAACATGTTGGCCATCAAGAGTTTTGTATCCTGTATACTCATTAACCTTATTAAACAAGGTAGGTCGATAGTTGACCCGCTTAGATACTCGTTGTCCGTCATCGACACCTCTGACTAGAAGAGAGTTGCCACGCTGAATCACATTTGTATAAAATTGCATTATAAGACTATATCACCCTCACCATTGTTTGTCAAGTCTCTCTTTTCTTTCCGATATTATATTTTGTCTCCAACAGCCATTCACTCTTCTCTTTGTATGTAAGTATCTTTATTTGACTTAGTGGCGCTGCTTCATAGGGACTCTCGCTCATGATTTTTACCAAGCCCCAATCCTGTAACAGATTTGCGATTGTGTTTCTACGGGACAAGTCATTGACTGATATGTTTGTCTGCTTTCCATCAAGCGCAAATAGCTCTTTGAAATGCACAATATAGTATCTACCTTGCTTGTGTAGAATGTGACAGGACTGATACAGCTTCCTCTCTTTTCTGGAAGCCACACCAATGCGTGATAGCGTCTCTCTAACTTTTAGAAAATCATCGGGCTCATCTAGACCCACTTCAAGTAGTTGTTCTTGTGTCCAATTAATTTCTTCCATCTCTTCCGCCTTTATTCATTTTTTGTTTTATGGCAGAAATTTGTTCATCATCCAGTATATCAAGAGCAACCTTTGCTTTTTCGTTATCGTATCCATAGAACTCTTTAACATACTCTAGATTCTCTAATTTCATCGCCTTCACCCAAGGTGTGTATCTTTTCCTTGGACGTAGACTATTTATCAAAAAATCAAACTGAAGTTTTTTGTCCAAATGGTGAAACTGGTTGATCTCATTTACTAGCATGATTGTGTCTTGAAATGGTGCAACACACTTATTTACGATATATGGCGGATATTTTCTTTCCCACTGTTCATCCTCTGTGTCCATGAGTGGTTCTTTGGTATGGTTTATCGCATTTAGATAATCTTTCAATTCATACATTATAAGCCTCTCCCCATGTCATCTCTTTTCTAGAGTCTTGCTCCTCACTATTTGCGTAGTCAATCAACATGAGTTCTCTTCGGGTTTCTTTATCACTTATCTGTGATATTTCTGTTTGTCGGTTTGTCTCTCTTCCAAGAATACAAAATAGGTATGCAAGGTGTTCTGCTTTCTCACCAATAACA